GTATTTGGAGATGTTAAGGTGGGTGACCCCTTTTAAGCGTAAGTCCACTGGCAGCTACCCCTTGTCCTGGCATCTCCCTGCGACCGCTGTCGCAGAAGGTCATTGTGTGGAAACACACGAACTCCATTTGAGTGCGCGCTCATCTGGAACGGGGTACCCTAAATCCAGGAACGAAACAGCGGTTGGTCCGCCAAGCCAATTGACTGTTCGAACCGTAGACGGTACGCCCACCTTTGATGGTATTTACCATGAATGTCGTGAGACAGGCTCGGGAAGCTGAATGATGGAACAAGCTTACCCGTGATAACTCCATTGCTAGTTACACAAAAACAGGGAAGAGGAAGAGCAGACGCAAGTCTGGGACAACTCATATCAACGTACCCTTTAAAAAGTTGATAAGCAGGATGAAAAACATTAATTTTGGAGACGCATTTCAAGACAAGGTTAATGAAATGGTTGCCCTCGAGAAGCGAGCGGCTAGCACTACCAATTCCAAAGTGCAGCGGAAGAAGATGCTCCGCGAATTCAAACGCTCAACTGGGTGGAAGAAGAGGAAGTCGCCTCGACCGTCTGTACGATCTAAACCACGAAAAGGAAGTGATAAAGTGTATGCTGCACCAGCATCCGTCAGCACCACCTTTCGGACCCCCGGGGGATTTTCCTCTGGAGTTCAAAGGTCTAGACTGACCGTCGCGCGGGAAGAGATCCTTGACCTTGAGGTCCCAATGACGTCTACTTTCACACTTACCACTTTCGAGGTCAACCCGGGCAACTCTTTGTTGTTCCCATGGTTGTATAAGATTGCGCGACAGTACGAGAGGTTCCGGTTTACCAGACTGAAGGTCAAATACCACCCAGCTTGTGGAAGTGATACCACCGGGAGAGTTATTCTTGCTTTTGAGCCGGATTCAAATGACAGTGCACCAGTCAGCATGTTGCAAGTGCAGCAGATTGGCGGCGCCGTTGGATTCTCAGCGTGGACCGCAGAGAATCTCCCTATTGACCGCAAGGCATTATCCCGAGAGGGAACTAACGCCCTGTATGTTTCGATAAATGATTCGACCATCAATCCGATTTCTCAGTCGTGTGGTCGGTTTTATATCGCCACGGACCAAGGGGCCGGAGTTGTTGGAGGATACCTCACCATTGACTATGCCGTTTCTTTCGAAGTACCCCAGGATCATCAATTTGATTATGGATATCTCCGATTGTATAAGTATACGCCGAGCGGTAGCACCTACTCCCTTCTCGACTCAATGGCAAGTTCAACCGCAAGCAACTTACAAGACCGCGGCGTGACATGGGCAGCAAATACCATGACTTGGCCTGACAATTCAGAGCTTGGTGGTAATTATATCATCACATGGTGGATCAATCCTACAACATCGTCAACGATCCAGTCCAGCACCCCCATTGTTACAGGTGGGATTGTTATTAATTCTGGGTTTCACGACGACGTTCAGGCTCCAAGAGACCACGTGTGGTCCCCTGCAGGGGCTTCCACCACTGCCGGGATGGCCTGTATGGCTATCCACGTTACCGGACCCGGCACGATCCAGTTTTCCAACGTCGTTACCGTTGGACCCGCCACTTTCTACGTACTAGTGGCTCAAGTCACAACGGGTCTTTTATCGAGTGTCAAGCATGGCTTCGATCAAACCCGATATGTGCCCGCGCCTGAGCAGGATGCCAATTGTGACCCACCTACTGAAATCCCACTGCTCTCAGCAGATGATTTCGAGGAAGGTGAGTCCGTTAAATTGCGCCCCTCCTCACTTTGCTCCGATCGCAAGGAGCGCATGCGAAGGTAGGGCCGTTTGCCCTCCAACCACACGAAGAAAAGAGTGCGCGCATCCACTCTCACCACTCTGCCACAGATTATGGTAAACCGGTCCATTCAATTCCTTAACTCACGATCCCGTCGCTCACGCTTGATAGGTCGATGAGGGAAATGGAACGGTAGAAAATACCTGTGGAGGCCGCTCAATGGCACAAATGGGTGGTGGCAGTGAATCACTCCTTAACTTCGTGTACGCGTTTTTGCGTAGTCCAAGACGTAAACCTCGCTTCGGGAGAAGCAGACCAAGACGTACCCCTCGCTTCGAGAGAAGCAGACCAATGACGGAACCCTCATTCCCCGGGTGACTGATCCGTATTTTTTCAATGGGTTGGCTGTGCTACCCCTCCGGCCTATCTCCCTTCCAGATCAGAGGCCCTGCCTGGTTGGGAGACAAGGGGGATGGATGTCCCTGTTTTGGGGGCATATCACAAATCAGGTAGCATTCCGCACCTCAGCAATGAGGATAAACAACCCCTGATCTATGCGGTGAATGACTGCCAGTCATGTCACGGGAACCGGTCTTCAGAGTGGTGGTGTACTCTGTCGTATTAACCTGCCCACACGAGGATTGTGGAAACCCGTCTTAACCATCATGGAGTTTTATCGTGCACCGAGAAATATGAAGACGAAACGCCCACCGCGAGGAAAATATTTCCTCAAGGAAGGGAAGGCAGTAAAGCGGGGATTAGACCACGAAATAGTGGCTCCCGTTATTACTAGCCAGCGAAGTAGTCACCCTATTACTAAAAATGATTATAAGGTGTTACCTCCATTTAAGACACGATCATTGAACAAATCCATACCTCAGAAAACCTTCAAACAAGGCAAAGCTCCAACACAACCACGATTCTTCATCTGCAAGAAGCACGCCGAATATCAACAGCGGTTGAAGAACCGGCGAGTTAAACAGGAACGTACCAAAGCGGACCGAAGAAGAACCCGAAAATTCGATTCGACAAAAGGATACCCAGGTGAAGGACCTGCCTATAATATCGAATGTAAGGATGGTCAGCACGGCAACACCCTTGTTACTCGGGTGCTCTGTCCGTGTGACTACGGTGAAGAGTGTGTTATCGCCGGACACTATCACCGTATCACTTCACCCAAATCCGGTTTCGCACGCCGGAAAGCTGAAGAAAAAGGGGGTCAAAAGAAACCCAAGACTCCACGTGCACGTGTATGCAAGACGCCATTAGCATGCCCTGACAAGAAGGACCATCATCACGATAAGGAACAAAGCAAAATGACAAGTCCAGCTACACTCGAAAACGTCCTGAAGATCCAGGAGACAATTGATGCCAAGGCGTCAAAGTCGAGTGGTGATTCCAAAGCATCGCTCCCATGTTACCTACCGGATCCAACCGGTGTCATGAGTGGCATGGACAGGGATGCCCTCCGTAGCTACTACGAGAGCCTGACCGTTGAGGAAGGACTCGACTACGAAAGCGAGGAGGAAGACGAGGAGGAAGAGTTGCCACCCTCCCCCGTGAGACTTGCACAACGCCAAGAACCGGCACCCACCCCTCCCCCATCAGTGGAGGATTGCCCCCAGGAAGAAACCTTGGAGGATGAAAAGACTGTCGAGGTACAGCACGACTCTCCGTTCGACGAACCCGTTTTGGAAGTGCCGCAGCACAAACCAAACGAGGAAGAGAAGGAGCCTGGTCATATGGCAGACCAAAAGGATGGGAAGGAGGTGAAAACCTCTGTTGCTCAGTCGGTGAGTAAAGCATGCAAAGCCCTTGTCAAGCGCGTGTTTCCCAAAGCTAAACCAGCGAAAGCTGGAGCCACCTCCAAGGATTTAAAATCGAAAGATTTACCTGGCGACAAAGCAGCTGCCGTCGGAGAAAAAGTCACTTTACCTGAGGAGAACACCGAACGTACCATCAAGTACATCGGAAGGGATGGGGAATATGAGGATTGTATCAAGACACAGACTCTTTACCTCAGCACTGGATCGACACACGAAGGACATGGGCTCAAAGCTTATCTTACTGATAAAGCCCTTACCCTGATTCGGTGTCTACCCGGTGTCCGAACCGACATTAAAAACAAAAAACAGAAGGCCGGAGACCATGTTACATCACACGAACTGGTCATTAATCGGAACGGTGAAAACCGAATCCGGTTCTGGACTCAGAAAGTCGGGAAGGGTATTGTCTTCGCAAACACCGAGAAGGAAGCTTATGCTATGAAGAGCTATGACTCCTTATCGGAAGGGGAAGTCAATATGGGGTTGTATAAAGAACTACTGACGCATTGTGGAAACCGTTCGGCGATTGCTGCCGACTGTGTGCCACTGGAGAGTATGCGGGCTGCCGCACTACGACATCTCTTCAAGAAGTCACCAGAACGGATGGTTGACGCGCAGATATGCTTGCAAACAATCATCTACTACCTCAATGAGGTTCTCAAGTTCCAATTCCTCAGCAAACTCGCCGTGCCGGCAGGTCCAATGAAGCTGGATTTTCGACACGTGACGGTCTCCGTGGGTGGCCCACCCTGAGACCGTCTTTCCTTGTGGGCACCGTCAATGCAGAGGATCCTGGACCATTTGTTTATAACAAAGGGTTCCGGGAACTCTCAGACTCTAAGAAAGGATGGTTTATCGATGGATACACCACTTTTACCGGGGAAACCTATCATAAGGATTTCTCGGCTAAACCCGACACGTCGTTCCGCACGTGCTTCGGTCCTTGTGTCTGCCACAACGGAGTGATTCTCCGTGATAACAATCACAACCAAAACCTTGGTATTCGACGTCTTACCCTCGCGCGAGGGAGCGTTACCCAGGAGCAGTGCCACCGCGTTCGTCAAACGCATTTCATCCTCAATCATCAAACCTTCTTGGAGGGACTTGCCGATCTCTATTCCTCGAAATTCATGGAATATGTCGACATGGAAGATGAGGCTGAGAAACACCATGCCGATCCGCACCCCAAAAAGATGCTTCGGGTTCAGGCGTGGGAAGATTTAAACGAGGATTGGACTCGTTTTGACGAGACGTGGCTTCCTGAAGGGAAAAAGACCGTGTTGTATAAATGCAAAAAAGACGAGATTGCTAAGACTGGAAAGGTGATTCGCATGATCGGGGACCTTGGTGTGTCTGCTTCTCTCCAAGGGTTTGTCATTACAGACTTGTTGAAGAAAGCTATGGCCACCAACGATTATGATGATGGAGATACCGTACTTCATTTTTGTGCCAGTCCGACTCAGGACGGGCTCCGTGAAGTTTTTTCCAATCTCATCAGTCCGCCATCTCGGGTTTACTTTTGCTTATTTTCAGACGATTCTTGTGTATCTATCCGTGCCAATGGACAAGTTTACACTTTTAACGTTGATATCAGCAAATGTGACGCATCCCATAGCACTCAGTTGTTCGCTGCTCTTGTGGCACTTACTCCTCCACATTGTCGGGGAGATATGGACAGGCTTGTGGCGCAATGCAAGTTACCCATACGTGTTCACAATCGAGCTGACAAAAAAGAATATGTCATATTGAAACCAAGCGGACCACGGCTCTACTCAGGATCCACCCTTACCACTGTCATAAATAATCTTGCGAATCTGCTCATTGGAAAGTCCATCTCAGAACAAGATTACGACGGGAAAACTCACTCTGAAGTTCAAAAAACCATTGTTCAAGCCGCAAAAGAAGTCGGCTACATTGTCACCTGCGAACCATGCCCTGATTACTCGTGCATCCAATTTCTCAAGCATTCGCCTGCTTATGATGTGCATGGGAAACTGCAACCCCTACTCAACCTCGGAGTTATTCTGCGGATGAGTGGAACATGCAGACGGGAACTTCCTGGACGCGGTGATTACACAGAGCGAGCAAAGACATACCAAGCGCAATTGCTACAAGGGGCTAGCCCTTTTGCCCATTACCCCATGATTGACAACATGAAGAAAGCTGCTGGCAAAGCATTTGCAAAACACTCAGAGAAACGCATCTCTGAAAGCCTTCGCTACAAGGTTCAACACTTAGATGGAGATGTTGAATTCACCATTAGTGAAGAAGAGAGTTTCCGGAGATACCGGAACCAGCCCGAAGGCCTCGATCGCACCGAGGAATTGGAAGTACTCGAATTCTCGCATGGCGCAGTGTATCAGCACTTTGCCAGTGATGGACTCGAGAAGATCCTACGGGCTGATTACAACCTCAGCTGTCTCGGATGAGACGGACTGAGTGGAGCCTCATTACGCTCCAAGTCATCGCTCTCTTTGTCCCGGATTCACGTCCCGGGATAGTAGTAATTGTGTG